GATCGCGACCATCGCTCCTGGATTCGTCGAATCGCCCGTATTGAACGTGGCCGTTCCCTTTCGGTGACTCGATAAGATCGTCTTGATCTTTTCCGCAAATTTGTAATGATCTGACTCTTCCAACATCAGGCTATCCTTGTCCGCCAGGAGCAAACAGTCATAGAGGCTTCCGAACATCATGAACTTGGTTCCTGCCGTCACTTGCGATGCCTTGGGCATCAGCGAGCAGGGCAGAACCGGATACCCGTGAAGCATATAGCGGCGGTTATCACGATCGAAGTATCCGAGCTGGTTACCAGCCGCATCCTTCACTTTCCGTGCCCGAATCCAGAGAGTTCGATGACAGATAAATGCAGCATCGCCATCATAGTCGTCAGGCAGATGGCCGATCAGGTTTTCGATATCGTTGAAGCTCAGGTCTGCGAGCGAGGCCGATTCCGTTTCAATCACTCCGCCGGCACCGAGGGCGTTGAGCACACCAGTATAACTCCAGTATGTCGAGGTTCCATCACCGATCAGGCCAATCGAGTCTTCCGCTTTGGCCTGAGCCCTGGCCACCGATCGTCCGGTCAGTTCGCCCAGGGCGACGATGGCATCCTGATTCACTTCCTTTGTGATGAAGGTCAGGGTGCAGAAATCCTTATAGACCATGCTCACGAGGCCAAAGCCAAGCGTGGATGCCGTCGGAGCAACCCCTTCGCCGGGCACATAAACAGTGAGATCCGATGTCAGTGTCGGAATCTTGTCATCGGGCGGAACATGTCTGGCATGTGCACGCACAATGCCATATCGTCCCTGAATCAAATCCAGAATCGCACTGGAGAGCCGGGTCGGGATCACGTTAAACGCCGTTGTGGTGTCGATATTGGCTTTTTGCAGCCACTCCTTCGAAGCTTTGGAATCACAGTAGAACGCCAAGACCAGATGCCCCATTGTTTCCGCATCTTTCTGGGTCTGGAACATCCCCTTGTAACTTCCGCCCTGGAAGATTTCCGAGTGGGTTTCCTTGAGCTGAGTCCGGAAGTCATCGAACATCTTCGTTGCGTTGGCCTGGAACGTCGCGAAAGCCTCGGCCTGTTTCATCGCTTCGGCGAGCTGAGCCTCGAACGGATCGAACCGCTTTCCAATCGCTTCCACATTTTCCGCAATCTTCTGAAGTGTTATTCCATCCATGTTAAATCCCTTCTTTCTTTGACTGTTGTTTTGGTTACTTGCCCTTTTGTGCAATAGTCTCGATTCGAGCCAGCAGGGCCTTTAATTCCGACTCGGTCGACGAACCTGATTCTTTATCGCCGTCGGATTCGTGATTATTCGGTTCGTTGGAATAATCATCCTCGGAATCCTTGGCGAGAACGTCACCCAAGATTTCCATCATCTTCGCCTCGATCGCTTCCATCGTCGGAAGCGATTTCAACGCTTTGGATAGTTCCGCAAGCTGCAAGCTGATCGCGGAGAGTTGAGAGCTTTCCTTCGACGAACGATCCTCGTTCATGCTCTTTAAAATGGCATCCACCATCTCGGGGGAAAATTCCTTCCCACGTGCCTGAATGAGGGCGTCGCGATTGGCCGGCACGGGTGTTACGGAGATTTCGAGCAGTTCCACATCCTTGAACACACGCGGCCCGTAGCTACCGTCGGCATTCTTGGTATCTTCCCAGGTCTTGCCGATAAACCCGACACTCATACCGGTCAGAAATCCGCCGGTGATGAGCTTTTCATATTCCTTCGCCAGATCAGTCGGGGCGAACTGGGCCTTGATGTAAAGGCCCTTGGCGTCGATCCGGGCGTCAACCGGTTTGGCGATCACCAGCGACTGTCCGTTCTGTCCCTGCGATCGGTGTCCGGCCAGGATGGCCCCGGCCTTCAGAAACGCCGGCAAGGTCTTTTCAAACGCCGACGGCAGGATAATATCGCCGTCGCGGTCCATCGTTCCCATCGACGCGTAGCCTTCGAAGTAACCGGCTTCACTGCTTTTCTGAATCGTTCCGAGATGGATTTGTTTAGTCTTTTCCGACATGGTTTAACTCCTCTTTAATCGCCTTTTGTTGCCAGGTTGAAATGCCCATGAATTCAACCGTCGCGTATTGTTCTACCGCCGCTTTCTTGCTCGTTACGGGCAGCAGGCAGCAGCGACAGTTGATCACATTTCCGGCGGAGGCGGCCCGATCGCCCGGATGCATCATCTTCTCGCCGCCGACCACGAACGGTTCATTCATCGGGATCGGATGAGTCGCGTATTTTGAATCCGCGTCTTTATGAGCCTGACGAACCTCGCCCGACCGGGCCGAGAGCCAGCTTTTGTATCCGACGCCCGCCGCCTTGAATCCGTCGAATCGTCCTTGCGTGACCGCTCCCGCCGTCTCGGTTCGGGCAATCATCATCGCCCGCGTGCCGTTGAATGATCGATTTGCTCCGACGGCCTGGGCGATTTGAGCGACGGTCTTGCCATCCTTGATGCCCGCCGCGATCGTATCGCGAACCCATATTTTTGTATCGCGATTGACGAGCGTGAGCTTGGGCAGCCGACGCCGGACGATCCGCTGGGGAAGGGGATCATCAATCCCAAAGACCTTGTCGATCCCCAGTTCGTGATTCGCCTGGCTGGCCCCGAACGCCGCCGCCTGGGCCAGTTGCGGACGAACCGTCGCGATGAGCTTTTGGTTCTCTTCGTTGACGCGGAAGATGATCTCGATGATGTCGTCCGCCGAGGCCTTCCGGATGTATTCCTTTTCCTGTTCGGCTGAAAGCTCGGAGCCAATCGCCGACAGCTTTTGCAAAACATCTTTCCGCTGTTTTGCGAAATACTTCCTCATTGAGGCCTCAAACGATTTTTCGAGGGGTCGAATGGATTTTGCCCATCGCTCCCAGATTTTGGTTTTCACGATCTCGAGCGCTTTTTCATCGATGATGTCATTTTCGCTGTTCAAACCTTTTGAACCATTTTTGTCGTCATCCTGATTCGTGTTATGGGTGTCATTCGGGGATTCCTCTCCCTCCGGCATCGTCGGCCCCAGGTCCGCCTGATCGTCCCATCGCACCAAGCCCACCGGCTTCCAGCCGATCTTGTACTGCGGACGTTCGGGCAGGCCGAAATCCATCCAGGCATTGATGTCCTCAAAGGGTACAGTCATATCGAACATCTGTTTGGCGGAGGAGATCGAGTCTCTCAGAATCTCCTGATAAATCGGATGGGTTTTGTAATTCAGCCAGAAATAGTATTCCCCGAATCGCCGGGCGAAGGCCTCAGTGAATTGTCGGCTGATGAGTTCGCACATCGGGATATAGGCCCCGTAGAGCCAAACTTTCTGTGAGCCTTTGAGGTTGTCGAGTTGAGCCTGCTCCATCACGCCCAGCAGGGGCAGCGGGGTATCGAGCAGGCTGCAGATCGTTTCGCGATTGAATTTCGCCAGCTCCAGATGCTGCATCTTGGACAAGTCCTTGACCGTATCCTGCCAGGTCAGACCGCCCGTCATGATCATCGGATTAAAGGCGTTTCGATAACCCTGATTCCGATCGGCGAGTTTCGCCTTGATCTGTTGTTCCTGTTCGTCGGTAATCTCCGGAGCCGTGAGGATTCCGGAAACAACGGTGTTGTTATCCAGCATCGCGTTATTGAAGAGGGCCGCCTTTCGGCTCTGGTTGAGTTCCAGGGCCGCGACGTCGAGCTTCGAGAGGCCTCGAAAGGCGGAATACGGATTCCATTGCTTGTTCTGGATGACGTCCATTGGCAGCATCTGGAAGCTCTTTCCGGAGAGCAGATTGATCTGCCAGGCCGCGATGTTAAACCCGTTGACCAGGGGCGTCATGCGATCGCGTCCGACGACCAAAACATCTTTGGGTTCGAGGCTTTTGCCATATTCCAGGATGAGCCAGTTGGCCTCACCCGTAAGCGTATAATATCCGGCGGTCTCAAAGAGGAATCGGCTCATGTCGTATTCGCGGCAGGGCCGACGGCAAAACTCCGCAATCGGACCATTTTCGACTTCTCGATCGTTTTTATCAGTGATTTTGATGGGGGTTGACGCGACGGCTTTTGCCAGGAAATCGATGCACCGATGCACCGTCGAGATTTGAGCGAAGGGCTGCGTCACTTCGTTTTTCGACTCGGTCATGGCGACCCCGAAGGTCTGAAAGAAGCTGTCCCAGCCCTCTAATCCGAGTGATTTACGAATGAAAGATTGTACGTTTTTGATCATCTTCATCAGAGAATAATCCTCGGCATCGCTTTCCCTGTTCCTGCCGCGTGATCCGCCAGGGCCTTCGCCCAGAATTCATCAGCGTGTCCGCTCTCGGAGCGGTCCGCGTCGAAGCGGATATTTCCGGCGGCGGTATCGATTTTTTTGATCGAATGGAACGAATTGCGAATCGCCGCATCGGCGGGGATTCGGTCAAGTTTGTCTTCCATCCGCACCCGCAAATGCCCGGCGAGTTCTTCTTTCACCGGAGCGGTAAACGTGACCGCCTCGACTGTGTATTTTCCGAATTCCGTCTGGAACTCTTCAGCCATCTGCATGCCCAGGCCCGTCGCATCCACGCACAGTCGTCGGAACTTTTTCATCGCGATAAACGGTCGAATAATCGCCATCTGCTGGCGGAACGGCATATTTTTAAGCCGGATCACCGTTCGCGTGACGGCCAGATCGAGCACCCGTTCATCGATCCACAGACACGTCAAATCGCTCTTTCGGCCAATATCGAGGCCGCCGTAGAGCATCCCTTCCGGCTCGTAACCTGAAGGCCAATCCATCGTCGCCTCATGCGATTCACACGCGGCGATCATCTCGTAGGTCAGGTACGCCGTGGCTTCATCGAGGACCTCGCAGAGGTATTCCTGCCGCCAGGTCTCTTCGTCCAGGCAGCCGATTTTGAGCGTTTCCGGGTCCGCCGGATACCCACCGGCAACCGCATCGTAAATCGTCACCAGCGTCTGTTCGAACGCCGGATTCTGGTGGAGCCGGTAGAAGATATTCTGTTTGCCCTTGGGCGTCGAGCTGACGGTCAATCGGCCATTGCCCCGCGTGATCGAGGGGAACACCGCCTGCCAGATGTCAGTATCGTGCATGTGCATCGCGAACTCATCGAGATACACATCGCCCGTGAACCCTCTGGCCGTTCGCGGATTGGCCGGAATCGTGATGATCTCCGCCCCGTTGGCGAGTTTCGCTTTGCGTTTGGTGAGTTCGACGCCTTCGACGATTTCACTCTCGGCGACAGTATCGACAATGATCTTCTGGGCCTCGGCATGCTGGTGGACCTTGGCCATCAGCTCATCCGACTGCTGCTGGCTGCTGGAGAGCATGAGCTGTTTCCGACCGGTTTCCAGGGCACGCAGATTCGCGTCCAGTGAGAGCGAAAAGGATTTCCCGATCTGACGGCTCCATCGCCAGAGCCGGAACTGGGCCTTCGAGCCAAGCCCTCGCTTCTGATAGCTGTAGAGCTTGACGATGGGGCCATTCAATTTGTATTCAGCCGATTCGGTCATTTTATTCCAATTTACAGGTCGTAACACCGCTTCACGTCGGCGACGATTTCAGGGTTCCAGCCCTTTTTTGTCGCCATAGTTTCGAGTTCCTTATCCGCCTTCGCTTTCTTTTCCTGCCAGCTCATCCGCATTCGTTCCGCGAGCGAATTTGCCGCCTGAAGTTTAGCCGCCGCCTGGCACAACGTCCCAATGGCCTTGGCCTTTTCGGCATCGCTGTCAAACGTTCCACCTTCCTCAAGGAAGTTAATCAATTCGACGAGTCCCATCTGGCTTGCCACCTGGGCGAGCTCCACATTCGGCCCGTCTGCGACTCGCTTAAGGATCGGGCGAAGCTGTTCCGTCACCATCGTCAGCTTTTCAGCGGCGGCAGTAATCGAATGATGATATCTTCCGACGCTTGATTTTCCGATCTCATGGCCTCGTTCCCTCAGAAATGCGGCGATCTGCTCATAGGTCTTTTTCTTGGCCAGAAGCTCATCGACCGTCGCCAGCAGCTCCGGTGGAAGCGTTTCAAGTTTGTTGTGGATTCGTCTCGCCATTATTTTCTATTTCCAGCCGCTCCAGCGGCCCACTGTTTCAAAATCTTTCTTCTTGCCACTAGACCGTCGGCTTTTCTCCGATTGATTCCTGCAGCCGTTTCAATTTAGCCTTCGCCGTGTTGTACTCCTCAAGAGCCGTTTCCAGATCTGACGTATTGATTTTGATGACTCGAATATCGATTTCTTCCGGGCTGCCCGCATAGGGAACAGCCTGTCTGATCGCCGAGCCGTAACCCGTGATCCGCGTGTCGAGCGTTTCGAGCCGTTCTTTCAACTCCTGGATTTCACCTTTACGCTGTAAATATTCCTGTTTTTCCATACTCATCTGTGTAAGATGCTCCAAATAGTAAGGCCCATGTTTGCCAGTAACGCTCCGACGGCGAGACCGCCGAGTACATACGCCCGCCAGTTTTCCAGCCTAAAGATCCTCGGCGGCATTTTTTGCTCTTCCAGCAGGGCGATTTTTGTTTCAAGCTTCCCGATCTTCTCCTGTTTTTCTTTGTCAAGCCGGAAGAGGAGTTCGGTCTTGTCGATGATCATGGACCGAAGGTCACGCAACGTATCCGAGATGTCTTTGAT